TTGGCTGCAGAGCCAGGTCTCGAACCTGGATCACCCTCATTAACAGTGAGGTGCCTTACCAATTAGGCCACTCTGCATCATTGGTGGACCGAGAAGGAATCGAACCCTCATCCCCTGCGTGCAAGGCAGGAGTTCTCCCGTTGAACTATCGGCCCTTGAGTTGTTTGTCTACCGGAGTTGGCAAGCCGCGCTCCGTCTTGAACTGGTGACAGTAGTTCAGATAGGCGAACCACGTCTTCGAGATTTCTATTCCATCAGGTGCCTCGCGACTGACAGCCTCTTCGTAGAGACCATAGAGTCGATTCAATTCACTGATCGTCGTGGTCAACGGTGTTGAAGAAGGACGCACTGCACTCTCCTTTGGTTAAAGTGAGTGCGCCTTCTATCAGGTTCCCGTTGCATACACAAGTGGGAATTATTCCTACTTCCAGTCTTTGCGGACTGTCTTGTCGTCGAACGTGTATTCCTTGAACGTCGCTTGATCGTTCAGTGACGCGCCAACTGAACCGAGTGTGATGGGCCATGGGCGATCCACGAGGTTGTCGCCATAGCTTCCACCACCGAAGTTCGCGATGTTCGTCGTCGCACTCATCACCGCGCCGAGTTTCCCGCCGGTCATGAAGGAGGCGTCAGTGCGCGTGGCAATGCGCTTCCACAAGCCAGAGCCAACCTTGTACCAGACTTCGAGGGTCGTCCCTACTCTGCGGAGACCCAGGCAGTCACCGGCAGTGAACGTCTGAGCGATGTCGGCACCGAGGACTGTCAGCACACCGAGGTTCCACTTGTACACGCGGAGTAGGTTCGCACCTGCGATCCCGTAGTTGAGGAAGTACGTGGTGACGAGGTTGTTGTTTCCTTGTCCAGTGCCAGAGGCGCACAGGTACAATTCGAATCCGCCACCAGCGGCGTTACACTTCGCGTAGACCTCGGAGTTATTGCCGAACGGACCTCGCGAGAGGACACCGCTGCCTGTTCCGGCGACGGCGGTCAACTGATTCGAGGCGATCTTGAGACTCGCGTTCCCTGTCCAGAACGGATAGGTCCATCCGGTCGCAGGGTTCTCGTCGGCTCTCGTTGCGGAGTCGAGGACGGGAGTCGCGGGGAAGATCGGGGCAGCTTCATCCGTGAGCTGCAGGCGTTTGAACGCGGCAGCGACGATGATGCCGTTCGGAAATTGATCAGTGTGTGTGAAGGTTCCGGCGTAGGCTCCCGCAGCACCACAAATCTTTTGCTCGACGGTGCAGCGTCCGTATGTCCCTGGACCGCAGTCGGCCTGATCCACAAGGGTGAATCCAGTACCAACAGCCACGGTGCCATAGTTTGCAATCCCAGTGGTCTCCATCAGGCACGCCAGCAGGAGGTCGTTGTCGCGAGTCGTCACGATATTGCCGCTGGTGCAGGCGTCAACACCAACTTGCATGGCAGCGGTCGAGGAGTTCGAGCCGTCGGCGTTGGCTGATTCGAGCGCACCACGGTACTCGAAGATAAACAGGAGTTGCCCTGTCGTTGCAGCCGGAGGAGTCATCGTCACGGTGTTCAGTCCGGCTTTGCAATTCGGTGCGTACCAAATCGAGAGGCGCGGTGTTGAAGCGTTGCGTGCTGTCACGATCTGCGACCAGTTGTTGTTCAACGAGTCAGAGATCACCGGAATCTTCGTGTTGGTGTCGTCATCGAGTCTTGCGATTGCAACCAGTGTCCTACCGGCTACGTTCGGTTCGAGGAAGGTACAGGACTGGGAGGCTTGGGAGCTTGTCGATCCTCCTGCCCTGTTCTTCTGTGCTATTGCAATGTCCATCTTCTTCTCTAGTTTCTTTCCTGGGTGGGAGGTCTAGGGTTCTGGGTCGAAGACGATTACTGCTTATCAGGTGTCAGAGCCGTTACTCCCAAGGTTGTTGCTCTCAGGAGTAACGAATCATTTACCTAGTAGATACAGTAATAGTATGTTGCCTTTCCCTTGTTGCTTCTCTACAGGTGTTACCTATGCCCCGTTTCTCGTCGTAACCCACCGATTGCCTTGGGGTTTTGTCGTTCCGAAGCACTGCCCCAGAAAGTTCTGCAATTCCTTCTTCAGAGCTTCCTCTCGGGCGGCATCCTTCGCCTGGTCAATGTCCTTGCTCATCTGCTCCGACCAGTAGGCCACGGCCATCGCCAGGGCATCCAGCCGGTCGTCGTGCACGAGGCAACCCTTCTCCTTGGTCACTCGTGTCAGTTGGTACATGAGTTGGTACTTGAGGGCGTTCTCACTGCCACGGTCCTGCGTCGATTTGTAATCCTCTTCGATCACCTTCCGGTCGAAGATCAGCTTGTGCTGGTTCATGACCGGCTCAAGGGTGTCGATGATTCGCAGTTCCTTCTGGCGGGAGTGCTTGATCTCTTCAACCATGCACGGGTGTATCTTCCCGAGGATCGGTTTCAACAAGGCGGAGAACATACCGTCACCGAAGTTCTCTTCGATACGGAGGTGGTTCACGCCCCACTTCTTTGCGAGCATGGCGAGCTTCACGAGGTTCGCCTCGACGTATCCTCCTTGGAGACCCGCACAGGCCACCACGAAGAGTTGCCCGTTGAGCATCTTCACGATTGCATACCCGAGTTCGTCGGCACCGCGTCCCGAGGGGTCGATGGTCATGACGCAGCCGGTGTACGGAAGCCAGCGCGAGGCACCGTCGATCCCCGAGCCCTGCAGGGCCATCGGCTTGTGATACTTGTCGCCGGTCATCGCGACACACGGAAGGTCGCTGATCACCAATTCGTCGGAGCCAGCCCAGATCACGTGCTCCGGTCCCACTTCGGCGTTCACGTCCATGACAATCAGGTCGTGCACCTTGAGCGGGAACTTCTCGATGTCACTGAGGTTGGTGTTCAGCATGAACTGGAGGGCAAAGCCAGTCTTGCCGTAGGAGGCTTCACGCTTCTTGAGGTCGAAGTCGTTGAACCGCTGCGGGTCGCACGGTTGCGCTGGCTTCAGTTTGCCAGCGGCGATCTGCTTCATGAGGTACGGCGCAATGCGGTCGCCGTAGAACACCATGTCTTTCTCTTGCGGACAACGCGCAGGCCACACCTTGACTTTGTAGCCACGGTCTGCCAGCCGGTTGTACACGCTCTGTTCGTGCTGCGGAGTGCCCAGGAAGATGATGCGAGCGGACGCAAGCGGCTTGATGATGGCGTCGAATTCCTTGACTTGCTCACTGAGCTTGTCGCGCATCATCTGTGTCTGCGAGTTCGCCGGAACCTCGATGTCGTCGGCCACGATTACGTCGGCACGTGAGCCGGTGAGTTGCGACGTGATACCGAGCGATTTCACTGAGGGCATTTGTGACGCCGGTGCCGGACCAACGTCGAATGAAATTTTGGAGTCGCGCTGTCCCTCTCGCGGCTGCAGGTGCTGAAGGATCGGCATTTCCTTGATGAGCCGCTGAACGAATGTGCTGAAGTCGTCGGCGCGGGACTTCGACGCGGACACCACCAGGATGTTCCAGTCGGGGTGTTGGTCGAGGAGCCAGCAGACGAACGCAGCGGTGATCCAAGACTTACCCACCCCACGGAACGCTTCGATCATGTCGCGGTCGGTGCCATGCTGCAGGCTGTAGGCAATGTCGTATTGGAGGGGTGTGGGGTCAGGGAGCCGCAGATGTTTCCAAACCAGGTACAGGAAGTTCCGAAAGTCCTTGGGTGTCTTGGGCGTATAGCCTTCCATAGGTTCCATTCGTGGATATGTGAAAACGACTTGAAAACGAGACGGGCTGAGGCGATCAGGGGCCTCCCCAGGCAAACACCCAGGCAAGCCCCTCGACCGCTCATATTCGATTTGTGTGCGTTATTCCGACCGATCGATCTGCAGATGTGCCGGTAAACCCTCGATTTCACTGGGGTCTTCGTGAAACGGGAGGGCTGCAACCGTGGTCGGTTTCCCAGGCGGTACGTCCAAGGGTTCTCGGTCGATCCCGTTGTCCCGAAGGAACTGCCGGATCACGTTGTACATGGCCGGAGCCGGACGCTTCATGACCACCTTGCCGTCGATCACCAGGGGTTCCCCGTTGACCACCAGTGGTTCGCCTTCCTTCAGAATCTGCTCGAAGTCGGAAGCTAGGCGTTCCCGCAACGAGTGCATGCGAGTCTTGGACACGGACATGGAGACCTCATTTCGAAGATTGAATTTCCACAGGGGATATCGTAGTCAGCCGGATCGTGCTCAAGCCCTGGACACCACTGCTCGATCACGAGTGACCAGGGCAGATCGGTTTCGTCCATTACTTGTACCCGAGTTTGTATGCGAGCGCGGTGAAGAGTGTCGGGATGCCAAGGAAGGCGACGTTGAAATACATGTTGTGTCGTTCGACCAACTTGTGTACTTCTCGGTCTTCCTTGGCGTGATCCGCGTGAAGCAGTTCGAGGTTGTCGAACCGCTTCATCACGTCCCGATGCTGCTCTTGTAGCAACTGGAATGTTTGCTGATCCATGTTCCTTTATACGATCTCTGTTTCAACGGTCCAGTGAACTTGAATGGCGTGACCGATCAGGGTTCCGGCTGAACCTGTGAAGATCATCACCAGACCCTTTTCGTCACGGGCGTTTGAAATTATACAGTCCTGCGCTGCCGCAGTGTTTCTCGCGTTCGAGTTTGCTGCGGCGGGGTTGTATGTGGTCAACAGCGGGACCGCTCGCATTTCGACCGGCCACAGGAACCGCTGCCCGTGTTGAGACGTGGCACCGTTCTGTGTCGCCAGCGAGTAGTACGCTCTGTCCACACCCGCGTTCTGCGCCGGAGTCGTCCCGTACGCAAAGGACTTTTGGTAGTACCGCATGCATCGACGGAGTTCATCCGCGAAGACGGAACCTGTGAGTTCTGTTGCGATAGGTCCGGCTTCCAACTGAATGCCGGTGATCTTGAAGTTGTTCGCGTTGCTGTCGAGGACATTGACTTGGTTCGCGGTCGCAAATGGACCATTCCCTGCCGTCCACGCATCCGCCGCCCCATGGACCGATGTTCCGGCCATGAGCGTCCAGGTGAGCCACAATCCGCTCCCTGTTTCGTAATTCCACTGAGCACCATCAGAAGGCGTCGTGAACGTGATGGACTTTCGTTCCCACGTATCAGCCACGTTGACGGTGTACTCTTTGATGAGGTAACGGTCGCTTGACGCCGGTGGTCCACCGTTTCTGACACAGACACAGTGAATGCCGGTCTTCGAGGACTTCACCCAGAAGGAGAGCGTGACTTCTTTCTGTGCATACGGGGCGAAGTATCCACCTTCAATGGCGTGGTGGAGTATCGCATAATCACCTGCTGCAACTGCGATGTCCGCAGTGGTCACATCGATGTGCAGGCTGTACAGGAGTTTTGCTCCGCACTGTGCAACCGTCGGGACATCTGTGGACCGCAACACGTCAACGGTTCCGACGGAGTTTCCGATATGCATTCGATATCGGTCTGCAACGTAGATACTCGCTGCGCTGTTCACGGAGAAGGACGTGCCGCGTTGCCACACATCCATGTTCCCGTTGATGATCGGGTTGTTTCGGGACGACCCACCGCTACTCGATGGCGTCTGCCAGTACGGGGCGTTCGCTCCGGCTGTCAGCACTTGTCCCTCAGCACCCAGGCCGAGGCGTGCGCCGACACCCGCGCCGGTTCCATAGAGGAGGTCTCCGGCTGTGGTGATCAGTTTTCGCAGCCCTTGCTTCCACGCCAGTTTCGGTGTGGCCGCATCGTCGACTTCGAGCACCTGCCCGTCTACACCCTTGGCGCGAATCGACGCACCGAGCGCGGTGGCACTCTCCCCAACGATGAGACCACCGTCGGAGATTGTCAGGGCCTTCATCGTCGAGTTCTCGTCGTAGATGCGGAAGGTGCCCTTCACCGTGGAGGCCCCAGGAGTCGCATCAATGTGCGAATCGAGGGTGTGTCCTGCCGGTGGGGAAACCGTCGCTTGCTCGAAGAACTCCTGCGCGATGAAAAGATTCTGCAGGTGTCCGGCGTCGAGGTCCGTGTCAAAGAGGACGGAGCCGTTGTTGTAATCCACGAGGGAGACATCTCTCGGTGTCACCCTGCTGATTTTCACGTTCAGCGTTCCTACAGCCGGAGCCGGAACAATCTGAATCGTTGCGCTGTTGACCCATGTGAAGGTCTTTTCCACACTGCTCACGTAGACGTGAACGTGTGTCTTGTCGAGGTACGAGAACGGGACGGCGAAGTTAGTCGTCGCCCCGTCTCCATTGGTTTCAACGTACGAGAGTGCCATTAGCCTAGATACTCCTTGAGGGCAAAGATCAGTTCAGTGAGTGCGGTTGGGGATTGTGTCCTCAACTGCAGATCGTTGAGCTTGGCTCTCAGGACTGCGTTCCGGTCCACAACGACGGGAGCAGGATCGGCTGGCTGGGGAGTGTTTCCCAGCGCGAGCCATTTCAGATAGTCCTGCCAGTCACGATTCCCAGGATCGCTCGGAATTTCCGCGCCGTCTGCACGACGAACGCCGATGTTTGTGATTTTGTACATTACAACTCCGCGTTGGCGGTCCATGAGTAGTGAAGGAATCCACCCGATACGGTGGCGTTCGCAGCTTTGAAGGCAATGAAGCCCTGACTCTCCGCCGCGAAGGTCGCCGGTGCGGAGGCCGCGAACCCGTTTTGTCCGATGAACGTGTAGGCCATCGTTGGCGCGACTCGCTTGAACGTGTTGAACTCTTGAGCGTGGTAGTACACCTGTGGGTTCACCACTTCGCCAGACCAAATGGTTGCTGATCGCGTTTCGTAGTACCGCTGGCACAACTCCAGTTCCGTTTGAAACGCACGATACCGGAGGGGTGTTGCTGTGCTCCCAAGCTCCAGCTTCACGCCGGTCACACGCCACAGGTTTGCAACTGTGCCGGTCGCGTTGACTTGGTTTGCTGTGCAGAGGAAGTTGCCGATCTGCCATGCATTCGGTGCGGTATGGAATGTTGATCCACCGGCTAGGCAGAACCGCACAGTTAATCCGACACCGTTCCCATAGTTCCACGTTCCTGCGCTTGGTGAGGCAGTGACGTTGATGACTTTCTTCTCCCACGTATTCGTGGTGTTGATCGTGTACTCTGCCACGTAGGTTCGGTCGACGGCGGAGTTGGTGAAGGACACGCAATACGTTCCGGTCACGGTTGCTTTGACCCAGAACGAAAGTGTGAAGTCTTTCTGTGCGAAGTGTCGAAAGTTGTAACCTTCGATGCTCTGAAGAACACCAGAGAAGTCGCCAGCGGCAATCGCGGCATCTGCCGTTGTGACTTCGGTGTACAGACTGCAGTTGAACAGGAGTCCTGACTCTGCCACAGTCGGTACGTTTGTCGATTGCGCGACATCGTGGACCACCGCGCCTGCCTTGACGTACTGCCAACGGTCGGCGGTATAGGTGGAGTTTGCAGCGGCGACAAACCCTACTCCGCGCTGCCAAACGTCCATGCAGGGATTGATGATGGGATTTTCGTTGAGATTGTCGATCTGTGCCTTCGAATAGGCTAACGCTAACGTCTGTGTGTCAGCTTCAGCCTTCGAATACACGTCGAGGTTTGTCCTCGCCGCAGCCGCAGAAGACGCGCCGGTTCCACCGTCGGCCAATGCCAGATCGGTGATGCCTGCGATAGTCCCGCCGGTAATGTCCACGGCAGCTTTGTTCTGCACGGCCATGTCGCCCAGACCAAGGTTGGTCCGAGCGTCGGCAGGAACGGCTGCACCAGTTCCACCCTGCACGACGGCAAGAGGAAGTGGCGTGCCGAGATCAACCACTGAGAGGACTTTATCGTAGTACTCTTGAGCGAGGTACAGCAGTTGTGCCGCGTTGAGGTCGTGGTCTGTGTCGTAGAAGTCCACGAGCGGTGCACTGCGCGGAGTGGTCCGGCTGATCTTTACGTTGTTCACACCGACTGCGGGAGCCGGAGTGATCAGCACGGTGCTGTCATTGACCCAGGTGAATGGGTGGCTAGACCCACTCACCGTTACTGAAACGTCGTTCTTGCTGATGTACGGGAACGTGACGGCGAAGTTAGTCGTCGCCCCGTCCCCGTTGTGTTCTACATAGGAGAATGCCATGTGACCTTACTTGTTAAGGTTGAGCAAATCGCGGATGCGATCCACTCGCCCATGTTGGACATCGCGTTCATTACGTTTATCCGCAGAGACCATTTGCCGGAGGTTGTACTTGACCGCCCCCGTCTTATGTTCAGCGTCGAACTCATGAAGCATTTCCCGCAATGCCGCCTCGCGGTACTTCTCCTGCTCACGCTTGATGAACACGATGCGGTTGCCGTTGTGGTACGCACTCGTGCCATCCGTTCCTTCGGCATAGCGGAAGCCTTGCATCAGGTCTCCGAGCTTCTGGTGGAACGTCTTGCCGCCGAGTGTGGTCGTACCGATCAACTCAGTCCAACGGTCATACGCTGTCTGACCTTTGGCATTCCGCACTGTGGTGAGGTCCACGTTGCCGAGCTTCGTGTCCGGCATCGTGAACTTGGCTTCTGACTGCGAGCGGGAGAGGCGAGCCAACTCCTGTCGCACTTTGTCTTTCGATTCACTGACAGGGAACGGATCGATGGCATTCCACGGATAGCCCATCGGAGCCACCCGCTTCTCTCCGAAGTAGTCGCGCTTGGCTTCCACCTGAGAGGAGAGACCAGGAATCTTCGCCATCATTGCATCGACGGTCGTCCGCAGTTCCTTCAACTCATCGTCGCCGGTGATGGCGTTCAATGCGTTGGGAAGGTACGACGCCGCACGCATCTGCAACATGCGCTTCGTCTGTTCCTCAGCGGAGTATCCCCCACCGAGCATCGAGGACCATTCCACGAGACCTTGGAGGTAGGACTTGCTGCTGAGGTTCTTCGCGAGCGCAGTCGTGAGAGCCAGCGCGAGGTTGTTGCGCGAGTTCTCGTCGATGTGATTCGAGAGGTACGCTACGTCGGCAGCGAGACCGAACACCATGCCGTACGGATCGAGACGCTGGAAGGAGACGTACTCCTTCGTCCCGTCTGCTTTCTCGAACACGACACTGTACGGTTGCCAGCCGGATTCCATCTGACGCGCACGCATGTCTTTATCACCGAAGGCTGACCCTGTGATCCGGCCCTGCAGTGCAAGCATCGTTGCGCCGACCCACATCATTGAGCCGGTCGCCATCTTACCGGCGAACATGGCTCGCTTCGTGGGGTCTTTCTCGATACCCTTCCAAATGTCCATGCCCTCTTTCTTGAAGGCACCGACAATCGGAGTGTAGTTCCCTGCCTCGCGCATCAGGTTCGTGGGAACCTTGATGAACGGGAGGATCGTGCCGCGCAGCCAGGGATGGCCTGCAGCGAACTGCTGAATACGCGCACCAGGATTCCCGAACCAGTCGTGAGTCTTGATGGCGTTGAGGTCTTGCGTGAAGGTGATCTCGCGGGAGTATTCGATGGCGTTCTTGTTCAACCCAACTTGGTCAGGTGAAAATGCGGCCGCAAATTTCTCGCGGATAAACTTCTCGACCTCACTGATCTTGATTACCTTGCCGTCGGTCGTGAACTCCACCATCTTCTTCGGGTCGAGTTTACCGGCGTGCACCAACTCCGCGGCCTGACGTGCGGCCCCTGCTTCCACCTTGGCGCGGTAGTTCATCTGCTTGAAGAATTCGTCTTCTGCTTTCAAGAACCGGCCAGGGATTCGAGCTGCGTAACCCATCCAGTCGGCAAACCGACCGAGGGTTTCGAAGTTCTTTCCGCTGATGGCTTTCTCCATCATCTCGTCCGTGGACTTCCCAGGATCGAGGACGGCACGCTCTGTCTTCATGGCGCGTCCAGCCATCTCCAACGAGTCGAAGATGTGCCGGTACAGCCCACGGTACAGTGCGAACCCTTCGCGGATTTCTGCCGGATTGCGAGTGATCACGCCACCGATAATCTGGTTGGCAGGCGTCAACAGCGTGTTGACTGTCGCAGAGGTCATGTTGACCACGTGCGTCTTCACGCCGGAGAGAATGCCGTTGATCCAGACTTCGTTGTGGGCGTCGATCAGTTTGCCCATCATGCTCTTGGGCTTGAGAATCTGAATGACTTCCTTCGGGTCTTTGGTCAGTGAGAGAATGGTCGCCAGTTCCTTCACGTCGCCCTTCTTCAGAGCGCCTTCACCGGCTTTGAACATCGAGTCGGCCAGTTCTCCCCCACCTTCACCCGTCGCGATTTTGCCTGCGGACGTTGCCCTGGCTGCACCCTTGCGGATCGCCAGCGTCATGCCGAAGATATCAGCGAGACGTTTCTCACCCTCTTGCAGCATCGCCTGTTCCTCTGCGGTGGCAATGCCACTGTGCACCTTGTTCGCGAGGGAGCGCACGTCACGGGCCATCCGGTAGGTCAGGCCCTTCGCCGCCACGATGGTTGCATCGAGGTCGGCCATGTTCTTGACCGTCTGCTGCATGCGCCCGAGCAATGCGTGCTCGTGTTCTCCGAGGAGATCAGCGAACGCTTTCACCTGCTCGTGCGTGCGGTGTTCACCCTTCATGAACTTGTCGAGCTTGGGCTTGACGTACATCGTCAGAGCCTCGACCACTTCCTGTGTATCGGGAGTGGCGTCGGATCGACGCGGGTTGAACGCCGTGAAACCAGGACCGCTGAAGATATCTTCCAGGTGTCCGTTGCTCACCATGTAGTCGACATGGGCATCGAACGCCTTCGCTTCGTCTTTCGTGAGTTCGAAGATCACCTTGCCGGTAGACGGTGCAGTAATCTTCACGTTCTCTGCAGCGGCTGCGGCTTTCGCCTTCACCGTGTCGGCAGACCGGAAGTCCACAACAGGCACTTCCTTCATGCCGAGTGCTTTGGCTGCAGCGAGACGACCGTTGCCACTTGGAATCTGGAACGTGCCATCTGGCATTTCCTCGCGGACCATAGCGGGGATTTTCGTCGGGTCGTCTTGGAACGCCTTCATGTACTTCTCCATCGAGGCTTTCGCTTCGGGAGTTTCCATGGTGTGCCCGTGCACGAGGTCATCGATCTTCGCCATCTTGATGGTCGGATCGAGTTCGCTACCAGGCATCGCCTTCCACAGGTCGAGGTCTTTGGGGAGTTCCTTGGTCTCCCACTTCAATCCATCAGTGGATGCTTTTGGTTGAACGGAAGCCGCATCAGCGACCTTGACTTCCTCGGCTACTTCATCAGCGAGCTTGGCGACATCATCCGCCTTGCCACTGACTGCGCCCTTGAGAGCCTTCACGGACTTGAAGAGGACCGACGCAGCCGCGCCAGTGATTCCGTCTTCGAGTGCCGCCTTGAATTTGCTCTCAGCGATACTGTCGTCGTCGCTCGTTGCGAGGTACTCCGTGACTGGGTTTTCCAGCCACGGATACTTCTGAATCAGGTTGGAGAGACGCGGGGCGTTGGGATCAGCGACGATGCCGGTTCCCAACGCACTGGCTGCGATCTCTTTCAACACCATTGCCGTTGCGCCTGTGGCTCTCACTCCGCGCAGCAGATTCATTCCGCCGACAAATCCGATTCCAAACTGAGTCACGTCTCGGACTATCTGCGCGGGGACGCCTTCCGCTTCATCGATGATCGGCTCCCCGAGGTCGGGCAACTTTGCCCCCACCAATTCGGCACCGGCTTGCACTGTCGAGTACGTGCCACGCACTGCTTGCTCGACACCGCCAGCGACACCGTGGACGAGCACGTCCTTCACGAAACCGCTGGTGTCTTCCGTCGGTTCCTGATGTTGTGGTACTGAGACGGAACTGACATCCGGCTTTTGCTCCACAGAGCCAGCCGCATCCCAATCAATCCCGAATTCGTCTGCTGCCATGTTCGTTATTTATCCTTCTTGAGTTGTTTGGACTTGAGGAGTTCACGCATGAAATCGTCAACGTCCTTGGACATCTCTGTGGGACTCTGGCGATTCTTCTCGTAGTAAGGTCCGAGAATCTTCACCAAGAGTTCTTTCAATTCTGGTTCCGATGCAGGCTTCTCTGTGGTGCCAGCGTTGAGGACACGCTTCGTCATTTCGAGAATCTGGTCGCGCTCGTCTCTCTTGATGAGCGTGCCAAAGTTCTTCGGACTGAGCTTCTCGTTTCCGCCGCCACCTTCACCCTGCCCGTACGCTTTTCCGAGGCGGTTCGAGCGTTCACGTGCAGCAATCACGGCATCGTTGATGCTGTAATAGCCCTTGAGCTTGTGTCCGGTATCAGGATCGACGCCTTTGTTCTTGGCGATGATCTCGATGGCTTCCTTCTCTGTGAAGAAGTTGCCGTTGTAGATCGTCGGAATGTTCGTCGGGCGACCGTCATTGATGCGCTTGTCCGTCACAGTGACGGTGCGCTCAGTAGCGATGTTGCCCTTCTCATCCTTCATGATCTTCCGACCCTCGGACGTACGCTCACCGCTGAACTTGTAGCGGCGAATGTTGCCTTCAAGTTCCTCGCGCTCGCGTTGGTCGCGTTGCTTGACCTCTTGTTCCTGCTTGGCTTTGGCCCGAGCCGGAGCTTCCTTTGCTTCGCGTGCGTCCTGCTCGTCGAGTTCCCGTTGCCGGTTCTCGATGGCGGCATCACGCTGAATCTCCTTGCCCTTCGTCTCTTGTGTCTCGCGGTTCCCTTGCATTGTCGCGCCGTACTCTGGGTTGGACCGTTCCAACACGTCAGGAATTTGCAGGCGCATGTAGTTGCGGAACGCAGCGTGGCTCTTGTTCGGGTTTGCTTCCAACCACTCGACTGCGAGGTCGCGGAACATCTCAGTGGCGTTCGCTGCGCGGAGCCGACCCTCAGCACCGTATTCATCACCGGCGTTGCGGATAGACCCACGGCGAACGTCTTCGAGCATTTCCTTGAACTCGCGTTGCTTCATCAGCGGATGGTCCGCGTCCCCTTGGTTCCGTTCCAGGTCGTCCATCATCTGCATATAGGTGGACGGCTTGAGGAGCTTGTCGTGTACCGCGTCTTTGAGACGGCCCACGTTGAAGCCGAGCGGGTCTTGGGACATGTCGAGGCGGAGTTGCGCCACCGTCATTGGATCATCAGGGTAGTCCGACTTCTGATTGGTGATGGTGTGGACTGTGCTGCGCCACTCCTTCGCCTTCTCAGGATCGACGATTTCCATGATCTCCAATGCTTCGTCGATGATCGCGACACCCTTCTTCGCATCTTCCTGCCGGAGACCTTCGAAGATTCTCCGAGCGAGGGTCTTCACTTTCTTCGTGTCGTCGTACGCAGAGTCGGTGCGCTGCATGTTCTCTTTCTCACGCGCCCACCGCTCGTCACTCCGCTGCGCTTCCTCGTAGCCGCGCATCTCTTGGAAGTGGGAGTACTGCAGTCCCCGCTTCCATTCGTTGAAGTGATCGTACTTCATGTTCTTCTCGATCACGTGCATTTCGGCAGCGTCGATCTTCGCCATGGCATACTGCGTCTTGGCGATAGGAGCACCGTCTTTGTTCGTGACGTACTTCAGCACTTCGCCATAGGACATATCGCCGGTCTTCGAAATCAAGGTGGCGATGGTGTCGATGAGGATTTCGTTCCCACGGTGGGGCTTCCCACTGTTGGCGACAAATCCGGTATCAGGGTTGTACAGGTAGTCGTTCGCCTCGCGTGCGGCCTGTGCCATCCACTGTGCGCGAACCTCATCGCTGTCGGTCTTCTGGATTTGCTGCAGGTTCCGCGTCAACGCAGATTCGATGTTCGCGGTTGTGAGTGCTTCGTACTCTTTCTCATTCTCCGCCACCCGATAGGAGGCGTGAGTTTGCTGCATCGTCTTGAACGTCGCTTCCATCGCAGGATTGAAAACTTCCTGCATATCGAGCGCGGAGAACTTCGACAGGTTCTCTCCGTGATACTTCTCCCGTTGGTCATTGAGAAACTTCTGCATGACCTTCGGATCGTTCGACGTACGCGCCTCCATACCTTCTGGTCCGTAGAAGCTGGCGTGCGTCTGCGCGTAGAAATCCCCCGCGTGTTGCTTGAGGGCTGCACGCTGGAGACCCCGCTGGTAGTACGGCGAGACACCTTCGGGGATTTGTCCGGCGCGAATGAGGGCGTTCCACTTCTCGCGGTTCGCCCAGAATTCCGCTTCACCCTTTGCGTACTCTTCTTCCCCGTACTTCTCGGCTGCGACCGTCACCCCGCGCTGCAGTGTCGGTTCGAGCTTTGCGAGGGCATCGCTCAACTGCAGCATCGGGTTAGTGTTTGCCGGTCTCCCGATCTCCGCAGCCCCAGGACGTGAATAGTTATCCATCGCCCGAGGGTCTGCAGCGGGAGTCAGTTGTGGAAGGTTCCCCAGGCTGGGGACAACTTCTCGTCTCTTCTCAGCCATGGTTAGTTATTCTTCCCGTAATAGTTGTTGACGACTGTTGAACTATTCGCACCCTTCGATGCTGCAGCCTTGTAGTTCAAGCCGGTGTTGACGCCGGTCTGAACCACTTGCAGCGCAGGACCGAAGTAATCCACCGGAGCAACCGGCGAAGGTTGGTAAGGTTGAATACCGGCAGCGCGACCAGTGGCCTCCGTGTGGTAGCCCTTGATCTGTGCAGCGGTCTGCTGTTGTTTGTAAATCAGGTTTGCTTCGTTGCGGCTGGCGAACATCCCCTCATGCCGACCGAAGTCCGAGAGCAAGGCGTCAAGGGAACCACCGTACACACCAGCTTCCGCAGCCGACGCAATGGCCGCACCGCGTGCTTGGAGTGTTTCACGTGACTGATCGAAGTTCGCGGCAGCAGCAGCCTCTCGGCTTTGTGCGAGTTGGTTATTGGCAGCGGACGCCTGGTCGAGGTAGGCCCTGGTTGCCAGGTCGCGGTTCTGCTCCATCTGCTTCTGGTTGGCTTCCTGCAGGCTGTTCTGATACTTGACTTGGGCCTTCTGTTGCTGCTGTTGCCCATAGACGCTGAGACCGGCAGAGGCAGCACTGACAGCGAGTGCAGTGACCATGAGAACGGTTGGGGTGATTACATCACACATGCTTGAGCCTCACGAACTCCAAGAAGGGGCGTTGCTCGACGCCGTAGGTTGAATGTCGTTTGATAAAGTTGCAGCCCATCCACTTGAGCCAGCGGATGTGCACGGTGTTGCGTTCATCGACGCAGTTGTAGAGGAGAGGGCGAAAGGCGTGAAGTCTGTCGAAGAAATCACGCCCTTGCCGAATGAACTCACTTCGAAGCGGATTGCGGACTAGCTCGTCTGTTCCGAGCAGCCACACGATTCCCGAGAGATCATCGACCGGAACAACCCCGAATAAAGCTGCGGGGTATCGTCCTTGGACGGTGCATAGAATCTCGGAAAGCTCGCGGGATCGGTGAAGTGCAGAGAGTGGGTCAAGGCCAGAAGCCGCTTGAACCTCTCGCACGTCGTCGGCTCGCATGTTTTGCGCGATGTATTCGGCATCGCCTGGGTGATACTCTCTGACATAACCCACCTTATCCAATCCTCCTACTTCGTGAGTGATAGAATCCTTCCCACTCCGCACTCAAAAGGTGCATCGGTAGGAAGCTGTCGCTTGATACTGTGATCGTGACCTTGGTGTTTTCGGCCCACACTGGGAAGCGGAACTCCCCTGATGCGAGCGCGACAGCACCGAGCAAGTTCGATCCGGCACCGAGGACGCGGCCTGTGAACGCCGTATCCCTGATGTCTCTGAACTGGACGTAGCTGTTCGGATCACGGTGATCTTGCGTCACCGAGACCGTGAACGTGCCTGTGTCCGAGTACGTCAGCGTGCAGGTGCGGATTTGCAACCTGCCTGCGGTGACGATGGCGGAACCTTGCTTTCCTTCCTCGCGGTAGTAGAACTTCGAGAATTCGTACGACCGTGAGTAGGTCTGCCCGATGTAGACTTTCGTTGTGGTCTTGTCGCCGCTGGCGGTCAGTGTCGTGGGCGTGGGGTTGCTGATCTGAATGTTCTGACCAGGCAACACTTCCCGCGTCACAACCTTCATCGTCCCGTCCACTGCGTAGGGCAGCGTCCAGGTCGTGAGGTTCGTGCCTGCGTCATAGGCCACTGAGACACACTGGGCCTCAGTGATTCGCCGGTCATAGTGCGTGACGAAGTTGACGGAAGGGTCAACGGTCCCAGGTGCGTAGTTCGCTTTCTCCAAGTACACTCCGTCCGTTCGCTGGATCGCGAGGTACAGCACACTCTGGATGAAGTCACCACCGATGATCTCTGTCGCTGCGTTGCCCAAGGTCATCTTCGACCAGGCACTCTGCAGCTTCTCGTCTCCGGCATAGAAGTATTTGTACACGTACATCGCGGAGGGTTCGGCTGAGGTCAGTGCGATGAGAATGTTCTCGGTCGTGCTGGAGATCAGCTTGTGCACTCCGTTGAGGATGTACTTCGGAACTTGCGCCGTGATGTCCGTCGCGTCTTTAACCGCCGTGGTCTGATCGACAAAGTACTCGCGAATTCCGGCGTAGCTGCCGCGAGAGAATGCGAAGTACACGTTCTTTCCGGCCCCAATGGGTCGGCAGTTCGGTTCGTTGTCGAACTCCGTGGTCGGATCAACCATCAGCGTCTTCGGCGTGACGGTCGGCGTGCCTTGTGCGATGAACTGCGTCTGATCGGAGAAGATCACGAAGTTCTCGTCGAAGGGGACAGCGTGTTTCAGAATGGGCACCTTGACGTGTGACACGCGGTAATCGATAGGATCGCTGTCAATGACCGCCGTCATGGTCGTGCGCCAGAAGTTGAAGTACTGGTTGATCTCACTCATGCAGATCGCATCATTCGCCAGGAAGCACAGACGGTTCTTGAAGAAGAACACGTCATTGATG